TGCTCCTGTCCATGAGGTGCTGGGGATAGTAACGGTGTAGTTTGTTGTTGTTGCTTTAGTGTCTATGTTGTTATTTGCTAATGTTATTAAACTATCTGATAAATCACTATTAAAATTATCATTTTCCACAGTATATGAATCTATTGGTTCTGGTTTTTTAAATCCTAAAGGTGTTAAATTCATACAAGTACCTCCTGTCTTAATTCTATGTATGTATATGCTTCTAACTCTCCATATGTATATGCTGCTAAATCTTCATATTGATTATAATTAATTTCAATTGTAACTATTAAGTTACTGGGTGCCATTGCATTTACCATGTCTAATATTGNATCTTCTAAATTTATAATTATTAAATTAAGTCTTAATATTAATTCATAAGTATCTGTTCTTAATGTTATTTGATATTCACCCTCACCTGCCAAAACATTCATTCTATCCTCTAGTTGTTTATAAGTATATGGTAAAGCATTATTCCAATTTATTGCAACAACATCTCTCCTTATTTCTAATGTTTCTCCCATTGATGGGCGTATATTTAACATTGTTTCACGTCTTGCAATTCCATATTCTTTTGCTGTTTCTATAAATTGATTATCCATCAAATCTTCAATATTAGATTTTAAAATATTAATATCAATATCTTCTGTTTCTGCTAATGCTGTAAACTCTGCTGTTTTAGCTAGCTCTTTAATCCAATAAGCACTTATGTTCATATATTAGTCACCGTCCCTAATATGGGTATCTGTGTATCATTCAGCGACAAATTAGACTCTAATGTATTAATTGTTGTAGTCTCAATATCTAATATGCCAACTATATCTAGTATAGTGCTTTCTATTGAGCTTACTCTAACTATTAAATATTGTTCTGTGCTCCAATCTTGTCTTAATTGTAACATATAACCCTCAATATTAACAAGTATTTCTGCTTCTACATCAGCCCATACAACTCCGGATTCAAATGTTAAGGTAAAGTCAATATCACATGTAACAGAAGTTAACCCTTCTACTGTTACTACATGACCTATTGGGGCTATTCCTAATCCTTCCCCACCATTAACAACTGGATCTATTGATGTCTGAATGGAATCTACTAATGCTCCTGAAGGTACTGCATATGTACTATCTATTATTACTAATTTAACAGTTCCTCCACCGTTCCAAACTGGATATACTTTTGTACCACCAACTCCTGCTAATGCATTTGTTTTATCTATATAGTCAGTTTGATTTCCACCAAATGCCTGGCTTGATAAATCGGCATAATATTTAACTCTTAATGCTGAATCTGTCATCTCATCTTCTCCTGGAATTAAGATGTCTGTGAGATTGGCAATTTCAAGACCAGCTATATAACTAATTGGTAACATTGCCCCACTATAATAGTTGCCAATATACCCATATTGCTCACATTGTAGCATATAGTCAGTATCACTAATTAAAGACAATACTATATATGTTGTGTCATTCAATCGGAATCTATCACCAATACTAACAACTATATTAAATTCACCTTTTCTTATTGCCTTAGTTGCTGAATCTCGTATTACACCACGTTCTAATGCTCTTCTTGTTAATTGTTCTCCTGTTGATGTATCGGCAAATGTTGAATCTAATAATGTATCTAATTGTAGATACATTTCTGCTAATTCATAACAAGCAGGAGCAATAGCATCATAAATAATACTACCTTCTCTCTTATCTAATGCATTATCAACTCTTGATAATGCAGTTTCCAATAATGTTTGATAGTTATATGCTGTATATCTATCACTCATATTCTAACCTCACTTTCTACAAAAATATCTCCGTTTACTGAATTAACTCTAAATGATATTAACATTGTATCATTTCCTTCTAATTTTGTTTTAAAATTTGATATGTTTTGAATTCTATCGTCTACTAATAATGTTTCTTTTATAATCCTTTCTACCTCAGATATAATATAGTCATAATCTTTACCCACTAGTTTTTCAGTTTCTGAACCATAATTGCCAGAATTTGTTGGGAATGAATATCTTTGGGTTAATAAGACTTTTTTAACATATTGTAAAATAGATCTTTGACCATCAATCTTTCCTATTATTCTGTTATTATCACTATCCCACCCATAAGTCAAAGAAGGTCTGGTTGTTACTGTTAAATTTAATAAACTATTAGTTGCTACTGGAATCATATAGTTAATCCTCCTTCTCGCTCAATAGCATAAAACTTTTGACCTCTTCCCAATCTAATTAGTCTTAATTTATCACCAACAATAATACCTCTCCATAATATAACTACTTCTGCTCCTGAGGTATCATGTGTTATTGTAATTGTTTTTTCTTTGCATAAAGCCGAAAGTATAATAAAGTTTTCTGTTATTATGAAACGATTATCAATTTTTAAACTTAAAGGTGAGGTCGAAATAACCTCACCATATAATAAATCTGTTGTTTCACTTAATTGAGTAGCTCCTACTTTTTGCATAATTTCAATAATTTTATTTCCTGTCATTAAAAGCTCACCATCATTTCTAATTTCATATTATGTTCATTATTTGTAAATTCATGCGTACTATTCTCAATTACATAATATTGTAATTCTGCTGTAGTATCAATATCAAGCTCTTTTAAATCTAATATAACACCATATCCTGCTCTTGCTCTTAGATCACCCAATACATCTAATTTTAAACTTTTTGTTTCTCTTTTTTTTAGAGATAAAAGGGTATCAGCTTTATTCTCTATTTGAGCATCATTGGCTGTTTCATCAATTTTCTCAAAATATTGTAATGTCCCAATCTGAGAAATTGAGCGACTATCCTTAACAATAAAAACCTCTCTTTTTGCTGTATCCTTGTTTTCTTTGATTAATTTTATTTGATTATATGTATCTTTATCAATAGAAGTTTTATATTTAAACCCATATAAATTAGCCTTATCACTTATGATTAAATCTGTTTTAAGATTGTTCATATCATCTAATTTTATAATATCAAAATCATCATAATATATAAACCATTTACCACTAATTGCTAATGTCTCATTTATGCCCATTTCTAATATTTCTGCAAGTCTTTTATTATCTCTAATAGCAGGTGCTAATATATGGGTGCTTTGTGTACCTACTTTATATGTTAGTTTAAAATCTGTGCATAACTGTATAAATATATCTGATATTGTTTTATCAACAAAAACATAGGTATCTTTATTTTTTAAATACCTCGTTTGTGCATAAGCAAGTATATCATTAGATTCATTGGAATCATTTTCATCTTCAAAGGTAAACCCATAAAATACATTATCACCTTTATATCTAAATGTGACTTGAGAGCCTTTGTTTATTTTTAAATCATTTTTTTTAATTAAAAATATTTTAAGTTTACTAGGATTATTATTAATAGAACACTCCCAAATAATCTTTTCTACAATATCACTAATATCATATGCTATTCCAGTTATACTATCCTGTAGAAATACTTCCATAATAAAACTCCCGTCTACTTATGAGATAATTGAGGTTCACTAACCCAACCTTTACTTGCTCCTGCTGTTGTTATAATATGATATTTATATTGCCTGGTTTTATCAAAAACAATATGGTTAATTGTACCTATAAAGTTATTAAATGTTCCAAAAGGACTTGACCCATAAGAATCATACCAATATTTTCCACTAACAATAACGGCATCTCCAATAGCAAATCCTGTTGGTTGTCTATTTGCTTCTGATACTTTTGCAACTGCAATCGTAGAAGTTTCTGTATCTTCAGTTATTAAAGTTAATACTTTTGCTTTAAAAGGACGATATTCTTTTATTGATATTTCATAATGGGTATCTAAATCGCCACCTATTTGACCATATGAGAAGTCTTCTATAGTAGCTAACATGTTTATTTTTGTATCAGTAATTGTAAATCTTAGAGGTTGTTTATCCTCAACTATCCTTTGTATTAAGTCAATATAAAATTGAGGGCCTTCAAATCTTCCTTTTGTTAATACATAAGGAGCATCTGATTTTAAAGGTAAAAAACTGGTTAATTTAATTGTAGCCAATTTTCTTTCTTTAATTAAAGTAATTTCTCCCAAATTTATAACTTCCTTAGATTTGTTACCTCCTGAGAAGCTAACTTTAATCTCCTCAGGATTAACTGGTAACTGGACTAATAAATTTTGGTATTCTATAAAAAATCTAATTGCCATTAGCCTTCAACTCCTACAAGTTTA